CCGAACCCATAACTTTTAGTGATGTTGATGACTGATCTAATTTAATTTCTCTTGTCATATACTTAGTTGCAGCTGAACCACCGTGTGGACTCGTTTCATCAACAAATCCAGTATTGACATGTCCTCTAACTCCACTAGGAACATTTTCAGCACTATTTGTTACATTAGATACCAATACGGCAGCAATTCTTTCTAAGTCAATAATAGGACTCAGATTGTCCTTATTAGAAACTAAGTCTACCTTCCAGATCAATGACTTTTTGTCAAGGGAATTCGTAGATGTATCAAAAATAGTCTCATTATAATTGTCTGCAACCATCATTGGTCTATTAAATGTATAGTTTTGATTTGGTGTAATTCCTCTGAAACTTAAGTCTTTAACCCCTGGCGCCTCTGTCGAATCCTGCGATGTACCTGTCAATGCTTTAAATTTCATCGAAATACCAGTACCAGCCAGTTCAACAGATGTAATGTTAGGTTTCATTAAATCATATTTAATATTAGTACACCAACTAGCTGGTTTCTTTTGTCCAAACTGCGAAAATGTATTTGATGCAGGAGTAAATATAGAGTCAACTGATGGAATAGTTCCACCATGAGCAATTCTTGCTGACTGCACTCCTTCTGGATAGTAAAAACCTCTCATATCGATAGTAAACGAATTATGAGTTGTTGCAACAACCAAATGCGAACCATTTAAATCTGCAGCACTATATTGGTCGTAAGTCCCATGGAAATTTTTAAGAGTAACATAATTATATCCGTTTGGTTGCCAGAAACTTGTTGGGACACATCCAGAACTATCATTTACAGTAAATGTAATAAGAGAACTATCTTTATGAATAAACATTGCGTTATCGTCAAATATTCTCTCCATAACACTAGTATCGGACATTCCAACATCTATTTCGGAATTTGTAAAATATAGACTACTATCTTTACTAATATCAAATTTTGCTCTAGAAAGTGTGAATTTTAAATCTTCATTTTGTTCTGCAGTCCATGTAGAAGCATTTTGAGATTTAAAGAAAACACCAGCATAAGGTTGTTCTGAAATAATTCCAGATCCATCAAGTGCCTCTTGTCCTAATGTTGCAACATGAACTCTATATCCTTGCGTATTTGCAATTAATACAAGGCAGTATTCTGTTGCCTCTTCCAAATATACTGGTTCATCAAAGGTAAATATTGTTTCTAAAGAACCATCATCCGAAAGTTGAATTAAATCTTGTCTTGGATCTAACATCTTTTCGCTAAGTACATATTGGCCAGGGTATCCATTGACCATATTTCTTATTTGCAGTGTCACTGGAACAACTTCGTCTTTTGCAGAGAAGAAAATCTCCGCACTTGTGATAAAGGCCCCACCCTCTACATCTACTAAAAATGATTGGGCAAGTGGGTCGCCCCATCCACGAACCTGTCTCCAATTACCAAAACTAGTATTTGGACTGGAACGCAATTCCGAAACAACATTTTCTGTTGCACTGGTAGCGGACTCAACGATTTCAACTGTTCTTGTTTTTACAGTTGTTAATTGTCTTGTTTCAATAATACCTCTTGCAGCATATGTTGCACTAGAATCCGTATCAGAATCATCTAGATTTCCGTTTTGTTGATCGCATAACTTAAATACCCTTTCTCCAGTTCTGAATTTTAAATCATCATCATTTGGAGTTTGGTTGTTATTTGGAATTGAAAAGTTACCGTGAACAGTACCAGCTGAGTCTGATCTTAAAGCAGAACCACCAACAATACCTTCATTCGGGAAGCTTCCCATGTTATGAGATTTCCCATCTCGTTCAACTAAGAATAGAACCTCTCCTAAACTGAAAGAAGTATTATTTTTACCAGGCACAGTCTCCAATACATAAAGTTTTAAAGAAGTAGCATCCAAATAATCAATATCTGCAACAAAGATTTCATGTGCAGTAGATTGTCCACGCAATTTCAATTCACCATATTGATCTGCAAATATATTTCTATTGTTTTTAATATATTGCGATGTTGCTGGTGGAACATTTGTAATATTTAATGTTTTTATTGGAGTAACATAATCACTCACAGGCGTGTTATCAAAGAATGCAAACAACTTTGTATTTGGTTTCATCCCAGTGGCTTTAAAATATACATCTCTAGTACGGATAAATGGAACTTGTTCAGTACTAACCAGTTTATCAGTTGTAACTGGTGTCCATTTTGGATTAAGTGATGTTGTGACACCTGATCTTGTTCTTGTTCCTGTATCATTCCAAGTATTAGTTGTAGTTGTTACTGTACGGTCAAAATTGCCACTGGACTCGGTACGACTAGAGGTAGTAGAATCTTCGTTAGTTGTACCAGTCCATGTCGTTTCCCAAGACCCCCAAACGGTTCCAAGAATTCCTGACCTCTGTGCAAGTTCTTCAAAATTATCTGTGTTTCCTCGTTCTTCAATAACTTTTGCTTCCAAATACTTTGGATCGTCATGCCAGTTATCTGTCGCAGGCACAAGTACCATAGAACCCTTAAAACTAAAAATTGCAAATGGGTTTACATTTACAGTTTTTGAAGATTTTCTTTGTTCGATTAATAACTGACTCGTATATGGAAGTGACGCCCATCTACCCGAAACTTCAAATCCCTCAGAGTTTACAACATCTAAATGCATTGGAATGTTTGAGGTAGTAAAAAATGGACGCAATTCTCCTTTTCCAGTATCCATAGAGGCATTGAAATCAGAATCAAAAACATTTGCAGTTCCAAACCCAGTAAAGTTTTCAACTACAAATCCATTCTTAAATCTATCAAGTCCATTTTCATCTGTAACCAACAAATCTTTAGTTTCTTTTTCTAAAAGATTTAAAGAAGTATAATATTCCAAATTAGTAATTCTCTTATCAAGTTTACCAATATCTCTCATAGTATATCTTCTGTTATCGACCATATTGGCACTTACATCTTTAGGAACACCAGTATATGGAAGTGTTTCTAATGTGTACAATACCATGCCATCTTCTGGGTCTGTTGGAAAAACAGGAGTTTCAGAAGGGGCCCCATATTTTACATTAATGTTTCCAAACTTATCCATGTAAAGTTTGTCTGCTCTACCAAAATAGATACGCAAATCTGCACTAATTGCACTCGCATCAATTGGGTAGTCAGAAATTCCAGAAACTACACCTTTGCCATATGGGTATCCAGATAATTGTTGGTAAACTGCAGCAGGTCTAAAATCTAATGTACTGTGTAATCGGACACCCTCAAAACTTGGGATTTTATGATATGGTATATTAACATATGAGTCTACGGATGCATAATCGCCTGCGCCGTGTTCAAAATAAGAGTAAATAATAATAGGACGGCCACCACACGGTAATGTACCAGCCTTTAATTCTAATTCACCCAACTGAATGATAGAGTGTCTTTGTCCAGAAAACAAAGTATATCTATCAGTGATATCATTAATTTTAACAGGAACCTCTGCAGGAGTTTCGATGCCAACATTACTCAACCATAATTCTTCAATTTCTTCTTTAAATGGATTTACTGTACCATCAATGGTGAGTTGTGGTTGAATACTAAGAAGAGTTGGATACACAGTGTGGTCTAAATCAACAGAAAAGGGTGAAGTACCAGTCGCTTCATAAAAAGTATATGCCTTCAATGCAAATTCAAAATCTGCTTCTGTCATTTCATGTAGGAATTTTCTGTCATTTGATTCAATTGAAATTCTATAAGAAGTGTTGTTTACATTACAAGTGTCATATATTTTTTTGATTTCATATACATCTGAATGTGGTAATTGAAAATTGGACACACTAAGAATAAGATCATTATTTGCGCCAGTGGGAATTGAAGAATTCACAACTCCTGTTGCAACACTAGAATTTGATCCTATTAAATCTACATCATAACTTAGAGATGTATCGTTATTTGCATCGTTTACATTATCATAGTCAGTTTGTCCAATTGTTTGTCCAATTGCATCCACTAAGGTGTAAGGCAAATGTAACTGATTTTCTCTCAAAGTTTTAATTTTTTCTCTGGAAGAAGTCTTTTTGATTGGTGCGTATACAGTGACACCAGTTGTTCCTGCGGCCAAATTTGTGATATTAAGAGTGGCAGTTCTTCTATCAGAAGAAAATGAAATGGTTGAAATTCTACCAATTTCACCAACAGACGAATTCAAATCAGCTCTATCAAATGCCAAATATAAACTTTGAGTTGAAATGAAATATGAGTTATCATCTGTTGCGGTTAGAACAATCTGTCCATTGGCAGTAACTGTTTGATCTTCAAATACTTTCAGTACATCGTATTGAGTATCTACTGTTTCTCTTCCACTTTCATCATCAACAAATCTAACAGTTTGCAAAAATCTTTTACCAGTATCAACAATACTTGCACCACCATCTGACAAAAGTGCAAATTTACCAGTAATCCTTGCCTGAGTTCCTGTCATATCAGCAGATGCATTACCATCAAAAGATGTAGTATCTGTCCCAGCAGAACCACTGGCAATCGCCTCGTTAATAAGTTCATTTGTAACAAAGGTTGCACTAGGCAATACTCCCGATTCTGTAGACAATCCATTTCCAGAATTAAGATTTTTTACCAATAGGAACTGATCCGCAGAGTTATAATAATAGTTAATTGCTCTTACATCTCTATCATATCTATCATAGATGAGAGATTTTAGTGTAAACTGTCCCTGCACATCCGACAATGACATCAGTGTTAATACGTTAGCACCAAATCTATAAATTGAACTACCTAATGTTGTTGGAACAATTTCTTCATTTGAAACAATAGACCTTGCATCCAACATAGTATAAGGAACATTTGTTCTTGGATTAATTTCATATTCGATGTCATATAGAAAAACTTTCCATATTCCAGTTTCAACGGATGTATTCGAAGGCCTAAAAGTAGAAGTTCCGTAGTTGTCATCAATTGAATCATCATCGGAATCTGTAAAATATTCTACCGCCTTAACTTTTGCATTTGCAATTACATCAATACCATATGCATTTGCGCCCAAGTTAGTACCACCACCAGCAAAAAATGTCAAATCTTCGTCATATGTTACTGGTTGGAAATATGCAGTATCAGCATCATCTAAATTCGATGTTACAATTGTGTAATCTTCATTAATTACTGGCGAAATGTTCATATTAACAAGTTTAACTTCTTCATCTATCAGTGGAAGTCCTTTTGCATCTGTAATGTAGATGTATGGGCCCAGATCGACAGGAATATAATGATTGTTTACTTGATAATTTTCTCTCGACCTTTTATAAGGAATATATGTGGTAGCCGTCTTAGTGATTTCATAACCTCTTACATACGCCTTTCCACTCTCGACTCCCAGTGCAAGATAATTTCTTACTGCATCAACTAAGAATTGATGACTTGAGCCTGGGTAATATTTTAATCCAGTCGAATCCAGATTTTGATCAGAAAACTGTATAAGTTCTAATGCACTTACTGTATGAGCAAGTCCATTTCCATTTTGATCGACCATTCCATCTTCATCTGCAAAATTCTTTAGTGCGAAATCTTTCGCAGCGACTTCGGTATCAAATTCAAAGTTTTTCATGGTGTATACACCACCATTTCCATTTTCTTTGAAATATTCTCTAATGTCTAAATTAAATGGACGAACTGTGTAATCACCAGACTCATCGTATGTTCGTCTTGCAAGCACATCTGTAATTACTGAATATTCTGTACCTCTAACATGTGTTTTAATAATACCGTCTTCAACAGTAATAATTTCTATAAAGTTTTCTGTTGTTGGTGTATCTAATGTTCTTTTAGACCATACGAGATTGATTCGATATCTATCGGCGCCAGGGGCGTTGTAATTTGTTGTTCCCTGTGCGTTATCAAAAAGAGATGGATCTTCGTTTGCACTTACAACGGTTTCTTGTATCTCAAAACCAATTTTATAACTAGGAGTGTCATCATATTTGTCTAGAATTACACTTTGTGATTGGTTTTTAACCATAAACCCTTGAGTATAATAAATTCCCTCTTCAACAAATGCAATAGAACCTTTACCTAAAGGATTTGCATGATCAGCACTAAGTGCAACCGTTGCGATTAAATTTAAACCATCATCATTTGTTGCAGTAAGAGTTTCTCCCTCTACAAAGGATGAAGTATCACCTTCTTTTAAATTTACATTATTTCCGTTAACAACAAAATCAATTCCATTTTCATCGTCAATTTCAAGCGTAACTCCGTCTATCACTCTTTGTCCGCCAGCAACACCATCAAGATATTTTACAAATAAGGTTGTTGGTTCATCATCACTGTCAATCTGTGCATCTTGATTCAGATCAACTGCATCAGCGTAAGAAATGACAATAGCACGAATCCCTGTCTTATCCCCTTGAATTACTTTACCAACAAATTCTGCAGCGGTGGTAAGTCCTTCCGCAAGAGTTACTTTAATATAAGGAACAGCAACATCAACAGCAGAACTGCCAGGGATAACCATGGAACCTTCTTTAAAGAAGTGGTCTCCCATATTTGCAATTTGTTGTTGTAAAATTGTTTGTTGTTGTGTTAATTCTCTCGCCTGCACAGAATTTCCAGGCTTATATAATACCCTCAAGTAACCTTTGTCGATATCATAGTCATCATGATAGGGAGTGACGTTTAAATTTATTGCCATGTGTCTTCTTCTCTCAACTGGTTTTTTATTTTAATTAGAATTCAAATACTACTTTAATATCTTCAATTTGATCGATGGCTCTAGAAACGGGCTGGCGGTTTTCGATATAAAGAACTTTACCTGTACCAGTTACGATATCAAATGTTTCTTCATCTGCAGAACCAAAATCTGGGTGTTGTGGACCTCTGTATGACTCTTCGTTTGCAGGAGTAGAACCACCCTGAGTCTGTGCATCAGGGTCAGCGACAATAGCAATCTGTCTAAACTGTGCTTCAGAATCTTCAACAGGGAACATAATCTTAGTTTCTAAATTCCCCAAAGAATTTTCTCTTGTAGACTGTTCGTCATATTCAAGTTTTATTGCAGTCATTACATAATAACCACCCAGCTCTTCTACAGGATTAAATCCATGTCCAGTTTCTGGAGAAACAATTGGTTTTACTTTACATGCATTAACATTCAACGTCCCATCGAAATTGTATGCTGGAACATTATCAACATCTACAGTTGCGTTGTCTACAGCAGACCAATTTGCACCAGTATTTGTAATGACAATTTTTTCAATTCTTTGATCTACAACAAGTCCATATGCACTGAAAGAAGAACCATTACCAGAAATACTAACACCAGGCGCAATAAGAATATCTCTGCCCGCACCACCAGTAAATGAACCATTTACAGTTGCAGTTGCAGTTGTACCAGAAAGACTCCAGTTTGTAATTCTAAACTGTTCTTGGTTGCCAAGGTCAACTAAATCATAACCAGTATAATCTGTCGCACCATCGACACCAGAAATTGTAACAACATTACCAGTTAGTGTAACAGAAGCGGTTTGTTGAATATTTGGATGATAACCCAATCCTCCACCAATTGCACCACCCTCTTCGTTTGGCATAATTTTTACATGTTCAATCTGGCCAGGATTTGGTTGAGATGCGGCTTGTTTGATATCCCACTGTACCTGAGCAGCGGTGCCAGGCGCAACTGGATCTTCTAGAAGATTTTTAACTGGAATATAATCTTTTGTCAAGAACTTAAGAGAATCTTGAAGGTCGATTGCATACATAAACTTCCACTTATAACCATCTGCAGTCTCTTCAATTTCAGTTCCAGTAGTTGATGGTTGTACTGTTGAAGCAACTGTAGTCACCGTTTGGGCAGCAGCATCATATTTTTGGTTATTAATACACTTATAAATGTTAAATTGATTTCCAGATGCAACAATTACATATCCGTTTGGAATAATTTCTTCTGGATTGTCATGTTCGTACATAGTGTACACTCTTCCAGAAGTCCAGTTAATTCTTGGAATTGCAAGAGTCATATCACTGTAGTTGACTTTCTTAAGTGCAATTGTATCGTATTTAAATCTATACGAGTAACCAATAGAATCTTCTGGTGTTGGTGGGTTTGAATCATTTAACCAAGGAGTTTGTTTACCGATTGCCATATAAAGCATATTGTAAACCGATTGTCCTTGATGGGCCCACTGTACAGTACCATCTTGGAGAGTATCTGGTGTTGGGCCATCCCCATCACCAGCAGAAACACCACTTGTGGAAGTGCCACTAATATTTCCTAGTGCAATAAATGAGTTCTGGTTGTTAACCACAACATCACCTTCTGCATAGGTATAGTTAGGTTTCCAATTAGGTGCGGATCTGTTAATTGATTGTAAGAATTCCATTGCATTGAAAATTCTTAATTTGTTTGTAATAATCGCTGCCATTTTTTTACCTTTTTAGTGTCATGAATTTTATACTATTTATAATTTATTTTTTAGTCTTTCAGAACAATCTGTTCATTTAATTCTTCAATTGTTGTTGGATTCGTATTATACAGTACAATAGATGATTCTGGGGCGACATTTGACTTATCATGAATATGTTCTGCCTGATACTTTATAAAGGTATTCAAGTCTAACAAATTTTCGTCATAGTCGATTCTATCTACGTTATAATCAAGTCCTGATTGTAATCTATCGTTAAATTTTATTCTCTCAATTGTTAAATTTGTAGGGCCAAGTCTTTTTCTAGTTGGGACATCTGGTTCCTCTTCACTCATTACCAAGAATACAGGTGTAATATTAATAAACGAATCTAAAACTGCACGATATTTGTTATCTGCAAGTCTTACAATGTCTTCAATTACAGTATTTCTCCAATTATGATCTGTTCCATCTGTATTTGCAATCCAATCATTATCCGTTGCATCTACTGGCAAGTGATACCAAATTCCAAGTCCTTCTGCCTTTGCAGGAATATGAGTCAATCCATTTCCATTTACAATTGGTCGCTTTATCAGATATGGAGAATTATCCATTTCTCTCTGAGGACTAAACAGCAACGGTCTCAACCTTTCCCAAGGGAATCTGGAAGTAAAGTAAAACTTAAACCTTTCTAGTGACCTGTATGTGGTGTGTAATGTAGGCAGGTCGCCAGTATAGTTTTTATAGAACATATACTTACCTGTTATATTTATCACCATTTTTTCATCTCTTGGATTTGCACCATCTGCAATAGCACCAACCCAATAGTTTGGTTGTCTGTTTACATTTCCACGCCAAATGTTGTCCCATCTAAACTCAACTCTATTCTGAGGAGCGGTAGAAGGAAGTTCTCTATAAGACTGAATAATCTTCACATCAAAAACTGCAATTCTATCAAGATAATCGGGATCTAGTTCCACACTCTCTACAACATACTTTGCCCAAGGCCTTACATTTATCCATTCGTCATTAGTCATACTCTCATCAGATGTATCATATATTGTAAATGTATTGCCAAGGATTTTAGATGACCAATAGTGGCCATAATCTTTTCCATACGCATCTTTGTAGTTGATTGCAATTTTCTTTACATCTGACCAACGCAACGCATTGTTTCCATTTTCATCCAATAATGCATATCTACCAGACCCACTATCTACTGTTGCTGCACCCACTGTATCGTCAGATATTTCTCCAGTTCCTACACCCTGATAAAGGCCATCAATTTCACTGTCAATACTAAGTTGACGATTATCATATACAAAATAATAACCATGAGAATTTAAATCATTGATGTCAGTTTGTTGTGCAGTAGCATATGTCCAACTTCCACTACCATCCATATTACGCATTCTCAAATTAACATTTTTAATAATTTCGAACATAAGTTCACGATATGCAACTCCAAGGCCTTTTCTTATAGAAGCCTTAGTTAAAGTAGTAAACTCTCCAAACATCATCAAACCGGCGGGGTGAATAATCTTCTTAACGATTCTTCTCCACTCATCAATATATCTGTTTACTTTTACAACATAAGAATAATCCTGCCACAGATAACCATCATGAATACGATTATCATCTGAAATAAATCCTTGTTGGTTGACATAAACACCATCACGAACACATAGAGGCCCAGTTAGTACTTTAATAGATGCCTGTCCATTACCATAAGTACTCAAGTCAATTTCTGGTGGAGTATCATATCCAACTCCAAATCCGTCAAAATCTTCTCTAAATGGATTTGCGTATATTTCTAGTCTATTAATTTTACCAATATCTTTTCCAAGTCCTCGCAAAACTCCATTTCTACCAGTAGAAGTATACGACAATGTTTCCCTCGCAACATTTCCATATGGATATCTAATGTAACCCTCACCACCTGTAATGAGTCTAGTGGTTTCTATACCCGATTTTGGGATTTCTTCCCATTCAACAGTCAGTGTATGGGCATCAGGCAATTGATATTGTGCCATAGTATCATCGAGAGTTTGAGGGTTATCTACCCATCTTCTCAATCTGATTTTATTTGGTTCTACTAAAGATTCACTATTGAATATCACATATTCAAGCTTGTCCGACAAAGCACCATAATATCTAATCATTATAATATCATCAGCAACCAATGCATTAGTGAATGTTATCGCAGTACCAGTTGACGCATCATATTCCGCTGGGGCAAGTTCAACATAATTTTTCCACGAACCATCAATCCAGATATAATAATTATCAGCCCATTCCCATATCAACTGATCTATAGGGTCTGTTGGGAATGAATCTGGAATATTTTCTGGTGTAATAATGCTATCTGTAACTTTGAATATTCTCACTGCAGAATCGGCATCATAAAATAACTCAACAACTGTTTCTCCACCTACAGCATCAATTCTTTCTACATATCTGGATGACTGTCTAATGTCTTGTTTAAATGGAATGGGGTTGACATGTTCTGGACTTATTCCGTTACCAGAAACAGGATTCTGTGTTCCTTTGTCTTCTATTGTAACACCAGTAGATGACCCCGATGCATCTAACAATGAAAAGTTTGCAGCATCTTGACTATGTGCGCCAAATCCCCACTGGATTGCACCTTCAAATTTATTTAAGACTGGATTTGTACTTAAATCGACATAAAGTGTAGTTGAGGAATCTAAAGAAGTTGACCCATTTTGAGAAGTAGTTGCATATACATTTGCACCATTTTTTATTACTTTTACTTTTGTGGCACCATTTGCACTCCATCCACCAGAAATAAATGGTACATTTGAAGTTTCAAGAATAATCTGATCATCTTGTAGATAATTATATACTAATCCCCAACCGACTGAAGGATTAGTTCCACCCATATTTCTGACTGCACTCAAAGTATATTCTTTATATCCAGCGTCTGTCGGCTGAAGTCCATTAGTCACAAATCCAATAATAAGTGCAAGTGTATCATCGTCACTTGAAGTACTTGACAAAACAGATTCAAATTCTAAGTTTGTTGCAGGAGTTGGGCCGATAAAACCAGTAAAACTAGATGTATTTGCAGTACATTCGATACTATTTGTACTAGAGTTATAAATCCATGCAGACAAATCACTGGGGGTTGCTTGGTATGATGATGCACCAGAATGTGAAAATCTATACCAATCATCAAACGCAGCCTCGATTGCTGCAGGATCTCCTTGCAAATTAATATTAGATTCGTAACTAGAAACATATCTCTGTCCTTTAGTCATTCTGAATGCCCCAAAGAAACCAAGGGTATAATCATTCATTATCACTAAAGAATTTCCATCTACAATCTGTCTTGCACCAATATAGAAATTTGAATTTGTACTATAATTCAACATATTGACGCCAGGGATAGTGTTTTCTAATAGGCCATTCAAATAGATAGAAGTTCCATCGTTAGAAAAATAAATCGCTATGTGGTTCCATTCTCCAAATGGTACTGATCTTGTACCAAGTGTATTAGCAGAAGAATCGATTAAATCAATTGTTCCATCATAGTTTTGCCAAAGAGTTAGATGTTGAGTTCCGCCATCTTCGCTGTTGATTGCAAAAATAACACCGCCAGGCGAATCTATATCTGTAATAGAGATAGATTTTCTAAAATACCAAAAGTCTATTGTCAGTTCTTTGTTGGTCAACTCAGTATCAAATTTTAGATCGATGTTATCACTTCTTAACCATCCATAGTCTGTGTATAGTGCGTGTTCTCCAACCTTTGCAAGTCCCGCTTTAAATCCTTCTTTTAAGTATTGATGCGCTAACTTATAACCCTTAATCTTAAAATTTTGTCCTTCAAGATAATTAGCGCCTGGTTGATTTGGTGTAACAGTATACACACCATTATTGATGTTAATGTCAAAAGTTGCACCATAACCATTGGTCATAACACTAACTAGATTTTCATTTTTGTTTAGATTTTCTGGTGATGAATTAATCGCCGTACCAGTAATATTTCCAATCTGTAATATACCACCATTATCATCAATCTTAATTACATCAAAAACTAGGTCGTTAACGCCATCAACACCTCCCAATTCACTACCAAGTATTGTAATTGAATCGCCAACGGAATAATTAATTCCATTAAATCTTGATGCAGGGTTTGCAACATAATATGTTGTTCCATCTCTTCTAATGTAATTAAATATTGCACCAGTTCCAGAAGTTCCCCCATTTTGAGTAGAGGCGATATATTGTGGTGCATAGTAATATGAATATCCATCTGGCATTGGAGTTGTTGGATTTAAAATTTGAAATGTTGCAATATGTCCAGTGATTGGATTTGCAAAAACTTCAAAATCTTCGATTCGTCCCTCATCGTTGACTTCTGTTACGGTAATTGTTATATCATTCTCTCCATCCGTACCACCAACAACAGAACCTAAAATTGTAAACTTATCCCCAACAATATAATTTATAGTTGGTGATAAAACTCCTTGTGCATTTGCATCACTCAAAAGGACAGAAAGGTTTTGGGGATAACTGGGTTCGTCTGTATCAATATCCCACACAGCGCCTGTACCAATTCTAGAAGTTGTAGTATATGAAGATGCGTCTAGATTTAAATATGCCGAACCACCTGTAACAGTCAATACTTTTATAAAGATATCATGAACACCCGACACACCATTAAAAAATTGTTCGCCGTCAATTTTAATAAAATCGCCAGGGACATAATGTTTAGAAGTTTCTTGACTCCCTAAAGTGACAGAAGTTATTACATTATCAAGATATGCAACATCAAACAACGCACCTACACCTCTACCTTGATGATAGGTTGCAGTTTGGTTTCTTACATCCGCAATCTGTGGGAAAACATTAGTTGGACTTGCTAAGTTATTTGTAATTGCAACTCCAGTAATACCACCAAATTCATTTACAGATATAACTTGGAATTCTAAATCTGTTCTTAATCTATATTCTGTAGGGTCACCTTCATTTAAATTTGTAATTATGAATGGTGGTTCTTCGACTGGAGTTAGAGTACTTCTATAAGTCGAACTTAGTTCTCCAGTCTTATAATCTTTGACGGCGGCAAAAAACGTTTGGGCCTGATGTGTAATTTTTCTATTATAGATGTCTTCATAATCGTATAGATAAAAAACTTCATCATAGAGATAATCTATGTTTTCAATCGTAACTGATGGATTTTGTGCTCTAGGGCCAAAATCATAACCAGACAGTCCAATATCAAATGACATGACTGGATATTCCAAACTTTCTGGGTTTTGAAAAAATGAAACACTAAAATTATTTTTTACGGATTGAATAGAACTAATCTGTCCAATACCATACGAACCCAACGTATTACCATTTTGAAACTCAATTGTTTCTCCAGTAATATACTGATCTCCATTATTGACAATTTTGATATTTTCAATTGGGCCGAAAGAAGTATGTGCGATTTTTGCAGCAAACCCATAACCACTTCCATTCGAAGACAAGTTATTTTGCAGTGTTAAATTTCTTGGCATATCTTCGCCAGGATTTTCTATTTCAAATCCTACGACACATTCATATAAACTTTCTTCATAAATGGAGGCATCGTTTTGTTTTATTCTTACGGTTTCTTTACTAGAAAACTCACCATTGATTGAACTAATTACATATTCACGAACTTTATAGTCACTTAAAGTATAGTCATTAAAATATTCGATGTTCGCTGAGGCCCCACTAGACACACCTTCAATAAATAGTGGTTGATTAATCTTAATTGGGCCTTCATATGGGGCAGTTCTTAGACTTGTTAGTGTTTGCCAAGTATTAGAACTTGGTTTTAACAAATTTTCTTTTGGATAATATATTTCTATATCTTCATTAAACAGCGCCCTAAACAAAAATTTATAGGAACTTTCGCTGCCCTTTTGTTTATAGAACTTATTAATTAACTTTAAAAAGTTTCTTTCATTAGTATATCTGGTTTTTTCTTTTCCACTTTCTTCTACTAATTTTTGGATTGCAGATTCAGTATCTGCGTCTGCAATAGGACTTATAAAAGTTCTCAAATAAAATCTTATTTTTATAATATCACGATTATCATGAATAATCGGATCGTTATTTTCATCTTGAAAAATAATAGAGTTTTCTAAAAGTCTATAATCAATTCCCTCAATTAATTCAACCCAATCACCAGTGCTTCCTGCTGGGTCATCATTTGGGGGTGTTAAATTATCTACAACATCACTTAAAGATTCCCCAACTCTTCCAGCAAAATTGACATCATTTATAAAGACTCGTATTTTAGTAACTTTTGTGTCTACATCTTGATCTGAGAAATAATAAAAGGGATTAAAATAATCCATTACATATTTTGCAGAAACACCGTCAGTAAAAAATTCTTGGTCAGCAGTAGTATCTATAGATGTTTCTGTATTATCGCCATTGTTTGCTTCTTGCAAAATTTCAGTTGCAATTTGAGTATTTGTCTTAATCTTGGTAATGGTTGGCCATGCGCCAGCAAGTTCAGACTTAAACTCTTGAACAAAAACATCAAAAGTTTCGTCTAAGTCTGTAAGTGAAGTAATTTTTCCAGTGACATTACTAACATTGTCATCTAGTGCCAACCATTCATAATACAGTTCTAAAAAACGAACAAAGTTATCATATTCACTACTGTTTAAATAAGTAGGAAGTTGTTCTCTTATCCTAGATGCAATATTTTGTAAATTAGTTCTATCCATTTAATTTAACTTCTGCTGTTATGTTGTAGTATCAGATATTACATTTGTAATACTTGCCTGTGATGTATTATATGTTGTTCTAAGTGATCTAGTGACAACCACTCTCTGTGAAGAGATATCGTAGTTCTCATTAAATTCATCTGTATCAGGCATCATTACAATATCAAGTTCGTCATAATCAATAAAGATAATTTGGTTGCGAACAGGAAATATATCATTAGATTCTGGTTCTGCAACCAAACCTAAAACAGTTGAACCAACGATACCACTAATTTGAATATCATTTAAAACAACTTTACCAGTTCCATAGTTAATAGTTCCACCCAAAACATTATTATATTTTCTAGCGAATAATGGAGTTAATGTGTATATTCTCAATCCACCCAATCCGTCATCTTCAATATAATGAGGGTCACTTAATCCAGCAATAGTAAATGCATTAGAATACAAACTATTAGGACGTATTGCATTATTAAAATTGAATGTATATGATGCAACACCATTATATACTGGTGTTTTTTCATTAATCATCAAAACTTCTGTTATGTTATTTGTAACAGAATCATCGGTTTTATCAATGGCAGACAAAAACTGCGAATATCTAAAATAACTATTAAATTCATTTAGAAACTCGTTGTTGTAAGAAATAATATTTTGTCTTACAGATTCTTTTAGTGCCGATTCGTCCAATAAAGTCGCCTCATCATTATACTTCACATTTGTGGTTATCTTTAATTTCAAATAATCAGGATCGATAATTTGAGGTGAAAGAGTAAGAACCGAATAATTACTTTTTAACTGATTCAAAATATACTGTTTTTCTTGAGTAGAAAGAATCAATCCAGTATTTGGTTTAATAGACATAAATACAGAACCATACGCAGGAGGATCGTTGTCTTCTCCACCCCAAACATTCATAGTGTCTACCTCTGGATAAATTTGTGGAACAATCGCTTTATAGTCTCTGGCAGTAACTGCTCTATTTTGACTTTCGAATGTTCTTGGTGCAAAAAATTTAATAGACTCAATATCTTCTCTGTCGGCACCACCATAACTCTCACCAATAATCTGAACATTTTCGGTGTCAACAATTACACCTTTAGGCAGTGCAACTGCAGTAAGTCTTCCAGTAATACCATTTCCATTAGCACCCTTTGTCGTAATATAACGAACTGTAATTATATTACCATTTTCTACTTCGTCCCCAAGAACACCATCTCCAAAAAATATTTCATACTTCATATCTTTCGATTCTTGAAGAAAATATGTTTTAGAAATATCCGAAAGTTGTGTAGTATCAGTTGCTAAATTAAATTCAGAAACAACATCATCGTCTGCACTTGCCTGTACTAGAACTTGAATAGTGTCAGTATCTACATTTTCGTTAGATAAAATAAATTTTTGATTTGGATTGTTAATATCAACAACAAACTTTTCTTCCACTTGTTGACCTTGAAACAAT